GAAAACAGTCATTCAAGAGAATGACAATTTCACGCTGTTCAACATGTTGCAAAGCACCAGCGCAACAAACATCGTTGACGAATACGTTCGTCAAAGTGGTGTTGGTGGCGTGTTGGGCGGTTCGTCAAACTCCCAGATGGGCGTTGTTCGTAGCGCAAGCGGTAGCTACAATCGTGAAGTTGGTCTGGTCAAGTTCCTCATGTCCCTGCGTCAAGTCGGGTACGTGTTGAACATCGGTAAAAACATCACCGAGGCGACTGCCGTCGAAGAACGCAACGGCGCATTGCAGTTGTTGACCGATGCTGAATATTTGCTGTTCCACGGCAACGCAGCGGCTTCGCCAACTCAGTTCGACGGTATCTATGCGCAGATCGATGCAGAGATCGCCGCCGGCCGTATGAGTTCCGATAACGTGTATGACATGCAAGGTGCTAAGTTGAACAGCGTTCTGCCATTCAGCACAATCAACGTGGCGGCCAGCCGGTACGGCGCATGGGGTAAGAGTACCGATGCGTTCATGCCGATGAGCATCCAAACTGACTTGAACACTGATCTGGACCCTGCATATCGTTGGATGCCAAACGGTAGCAATACTCCGATGTTGGGCGGCCACGTCGAGGCGATTCGCCTGACTCACGGCCCGATGAAGACTCATATGGACACGTTCCAACATGATCTGAGTCATCCAATGATCGTGCCTTGGGATGGTTCGTCTGATTCGCAATACACGGCCGCCGCTACCGCCAATGCGGGTATTTTGCCAGTCAGCATCACAGTTGCAACCAATACCGATGCATCGAGTTCGTTCAATGCATCGCGCGCTGGTAACTATTACTGGGCTGTCGCCAGTATTGATGCAAGCGGCAACGGTTACTCTGCTTGCGTGAAGTCCACGCAAACTAGCGTATCTGCTGGTCAAAATGCCGTTCTCACAATCACCCGTTCGGCTGCCGGCACCGAAAGCGGCTATGCGTTGTATCGTTCGTATCAGAACGGTCCAAACACATCTTCGCAATTGCGTCTGTTCAAGGTCATCGCGTGTGCTGGTGCCACTACCACATACACTGATGAGAACGCCGATATCCCAGGTACATTCCAAGTACCGCTGTTGAACATGGGCGCATCTGCGGACGCGATCGGCTGGCGCCAATTCCAACCGATGACAAAGATTCCTTTGCCTTTCGGTGTGGGCGGTGTACCAGTGATTTCGTGGTTCCAGTTCCTGTTCGGTTACCTCCGAATCACCAAGCCAAAGCATCACGGCTACATCAAAAACATTTTGCCAAGTCAAGCGACCTGGCGTCCGTTCACTAACGAGTAATCGTTAGCGGCGGGATAAATGGGCGCTCCGGGAAGCCGGGGCGCATTTTAAACGATACGGAGTCCACACCATGCCACAAGTTATTTGCAAATTACCACATGCGTCGACATGCATCAGCGGCGTCAAGTTCGAGAGTAAAGGTGTTCACATGTTGTCGGAGGAAATTTCCGACGAACAGGCGGCACATTTCCTCAGCATCACTGGGTACGAAGCGTATGAAGAAGTTGACCAGGAAATTGTTCGATTGAGTGCGCGCGCAACAGAATTGGGTATCGAGGTTGATAAGCGATGGAAGGCTCAGCGTCTCACTGCTGAGATCGATAAAGCGCTTGCAGCCGCAAAGGTGCCAGTAAAAACAGAAGCCGTAGGCGACCCTGCGGCAACCGGTAAAACTGAATAATTGGCTGCGGCCATGAACTGAAAGAATACTATGTCGAAAGCACCGAAGGGCTCGAAACAAGCTAAATTGAACGGTATGTCGCCTATCACTGATAGTGTGAAATTGGGTGATGTCATTGGCGATCTCGTTACGAATTCTAATACCAGCATGATTACCAGTGCTGGCTTGGCTATCAGCGGCACCACTACATTGGCCGAAGCCGTCAATGCTTGCGTGGCGATGGTGAATGGTACGGTGGTGCCAATCCCGGCTGCGACAAATATGTCGGCTCTGGTCGGCACGCTGCCAACTGCTAACGTGGCCGCATGGGCTTTCTACATCAATGCTTCTGGTACCATCAGCACAGGTGCGATGACCACGCCGGCTGCCACTGCGGCTCTGGCCATCGCCGCATTGGCAGCGCAGGTCAATGCTAACCAGCCTGTATTGATTGGCGGACAGTCGCCAGCGCCAAGCGCATTGATCGGCTTCATCACTGTATCCAATGCATCTGGATCGAACTTCGTCGGTGGTACCACCGCGCTGAACGCTGCCAGCGTGACAACAACATATTACAGTGTTGTTGGTAAAGTACCATTCATTCCGGTAGTGAACTTGGAAAACCGTTCGAAGTCTTAATCGTCCTGCTGGTATGCATAACCGCTGGTCGGGCTCCCCGCCCAGCGGAATTTTTTTGGTAGATCCATGCCTACGCTCATAATCAACCAGGCCACCACGGCTACAGTTACTCTACAGGCTGACGGCAATCCTGTGGCAATACCTACTGGCGCGACCGTCACTGCGCAGCTATTCAATCTCGGCACTTATACACCAGTTTTTACACCGGCAATAACTTGTCATTCGACTGACACTGGTTCAGCGTGGGCAAGCGGCATTGTTGCGGTTGCATTGTCATCTGGGAACACAGCTGGTTTGACGGCACCGTCGACTATGTTGGTCATCACGGTGAATGGGTTGCCGTATCGGTTCCTGTTCGACGTCGAGGCGGCTAATTCGCCTCCGTTACAGTCGGCATTGTTTATCAAAGATTTTGTTGTGAGTGAGATCCGTGCTGATCGTTTATATGCAATCGCACAGACGCTCATGCCTGGATTCGTACCGACTGATGATTACATTTGGGGTAAGGTACTTGCCGCTGAATCGGAAACCGCGCATACGTTGCGCGTACGATTGCAGCCGACTGCTTTCTTTCCGACTACTCCGACTGACGCGCAGATCACTGCACTGAACAGTATGCCATGGGATATCGACCCAGCATACGATTATGACCCTGCCATGTTTCAGGGTGAAAACTGGAGTTTCATTGCGGTCCGGAATAAGCCGATCATCTCGGTAACCAGCTTGAACTACAATTATCCTTCTGAAAACAATTTTCAATACAATATCCCGCTTGAATGGCTCAAGATGGATTTGAAATATGGACAGATCCGACTTGTGCCGACGTCGAACATATCGCTCGCCATGTTAGGTGGATTCCTGATCCAATTGATCGGCGCCGGTCGGGTTATCCCGCACATCATGAATTTGACGTACGTGGCTGGGCTCACCAATGCTGCCGCAACCTATCCGGAGTTGGTCGACGTGGTGTTGAAGACCGCAGTGTTAAAAATTATTCAAGATGCGTTTATTCCGCAGTCTGGGTCGATCAGTGCCGATGGCCTGTCGCAGTCGATGTCGATCGACATGGATAAATATTCCGACATGATAGATCGCATGTTGAATGGTCCGCCAGGTTCTAATGGCGGCTTGATGGCATTGATCCATGGCGTGCGCCTGATGGTGATGTGATGAGACTTAGCCCAGCTGCTTTTAACGGTTTTTTAAATGGTATCGGACAAAAATATTTGTGGAGCCGTGCCTACGCATGCCCATGCGTAAATCCAAATAGCGGCGCATCAAAGCCAAGTTGTCCGCTTTGCTTCGGTAAAGGGCGCCAGTGGTTGACGCCGGTTGGCGGCGTGGCCGGAATGGCTGGGGCCAAGACGCAGCGCGAATGGACGCAGTTCGGCGTGTACGAAAAGGGTGATGTCGTGGTAACGATCGGCAGCGACTCGCCGATGTATAGCATCGGTCCTTTTGATCGAGTCACTGCACAGAACGCCACAAATCAATTCTCTATGGTGCTTATTCATGGGGCATTGACGGAGAGAATATTATTTACCGTTAATGCGATCACCAATGTATTCTGGCTCAATACCGCCGGCGATACTGTCATCCAAGGTGGTATCCCTGTGGTCAATTCAGATGGCACATTGACATGGTCGAGTGGCGCGCCGCCGGCTGGCGTGGCGTACACCATATCTGGATCGAAGTTCTTGGATTATTTCTGCTATGGAGACTTTCCATCGAACCGTAATGAGCACTCTGGTGCGCCG